GCCGTTCTTTCCTTGGTCGAAGGATCCCAGAACGTATCAGAGACCTTTTCTCCTGTAAAGGGAGATCAATTGTTCACCGAATCACTTTCAAACAACACTTCAATTTCAACTTTAGCGGAAGGCGTCCGTGGCAACTTCACCCTACTCGGGAGTGAGTGTGATGCGTCGATTTTTCTTGTTCAAGCCCAGTCGCCTTCGTTTGCTTTCGCGTGCGTGTGTGTTTTGTGTGCGATTCCTCTTTTCGGCGCCGTCTTCCTTTCCCCCCCCAACCCGTCGATTTCTTTCATGATTGTGTTGTGTGCGGAGATGGGTGTGATGTTTAATGTCGCGTTGCGTGTGTTCGTGTCTTCTTTCGTGTCGTGCGAGCCCAATTTCATTCCCACCATGCTTGCGACGTACTGGATCGCGGTTGGAGGTTTCATCGGCGCTCTGAGCGCTGAGAGATATGGTCCCGTCATCGCTCGGATTTGGCGGGACCTCCCGACCTGGAGTGAGTTCCGCGCGGCGTTCTGGCACGATTTCGGTCGTCTTCGTGCCTACATTCGTCACGCCCCCGTTCGATTCTTCGTCCACTTTTTTCCTTCGTGGCTCGCTAATCCTCTCGCTTCGTTTTATGAGCGTGTTCTCGATTTCGTGGGTCTCACCATTTTCGTCTTCTTCCGTGTTGTCCGTGGAACTCCGTCCGCGATGGTGTGGGTGGTTTGTAAATCGTGGGCGTGGTTCAGGCGGCCTTACCGGTTCGGGCGTGAGAATGGCGCCCAGCGCGTCGCGTGGCGCAACGCCATGTTTCGTCCCCCCGTCTCCCCTCCTCCGATCTCTGGGGACCGCTGGGTGTATGATCTTCTCGCTCGCCAGCAGTACCAGGTGACCCTTCGTCTGCTGGGCCACACGTGGCGTGAGGACGCTTTCCACCAGAGCGTCGTCCTTTCGCGCGGGCATCGCTACTTCCGCCGAGTGGTGCGACGCCAACGTCGAGCCCGGCAAGCCCTTCAACTTCACACTCTCCGTTACCTCGGCGAGCCCGCGCGTTTTCGTAACGCCGGGCTTTTCTCGGGTGAAACTACGAGAACCCCGTTCGGCCCTGAGTTTATCGTGGAGAGTTTGGCGCTTCTCGTTCGTGACTTCTTCAAAGTTCAGACTTGGGGAGATTACATCGCCCTTGCCGTTCGGGTTCACCATCTCGCTCGACCCGGAGTGAGCGTTGCGGGGGAACTCGCAGACGACCTCCTCCTTCTCCGAGACTTATGCGGGTTCGGGTCTGATCCTTTTACGGACTGGCGCGCGTCCAGTGACTCCGTGAGTAGCGGCGGGGTGGAGCGCGATGCTGTGGGAGAGTTCATCAATTGTGGACTGGACTCCGAGGAGGAAGCTGACCCCGGGCTGGGGTCTTTCTCCCCTTGGTGGAAAGGCCTTCGCAGCACCAAGTTCGGTCAGGGAGTGGGCAACCTTCTCAAAGGCATGTTCGCGGGCGTCGTGCTCTCCCAGTCCCAACGGGTAGTTGATGGTGCGTCCTGGGTCCATCTCGTGCTCGGGTCCAAGGACGTCCCTCCCCCCAAGCAGTTCTCCGTTGCCACCCTAATGGACTGGGGTTTCAATCTCGTCTCAATGCTCGGAGAATTCCGCGACCTCATCATTCCCGCCATACGCAGCGGCGACCCCGGGGCCCTTTTTCGTGCCAGCGACGCCACGACTCAGGTCCTTTGTCGTGCGCGCCAGGCCATCGCGGCTGAGGGTGAATATCTCGATGACAAGAGCGTCGTCTACGATCCCGTTGGGTGGCTGGATGAGTTGCGCGAGGCGCGCAACTTCGCCATCGAAGTTTCCTCTCGTCCGGGGTTGAGCACTGCCGATAAAGCCGTCGTTCGGAAGTGCATCGCCGACCTCGACGTCACTCTACTGGATGCGGAGAAGCGCGCGGTTCACCTTCAGCCCCGTAAGGAACCCTTTTGCGTGCTCGTAATCGGCGGCCCTGGCGTGGGCAAGACCGATAATGTCGACCTCATGGCTTTTTCCTGCCTGATGCGCAACGGTGACCCCATTCCCGATATCCACACCTACACCGTCGTGGGCACGGTGAAATACCACGATAGGTACAACGGGAATGAGCCCATCGTTCGCGCCGAGGACACGACTCTGTCCATCCAGCAAGAATTCGACCCCTTGGCTTTTGTCACCAATCTCAAGAGCCGGTACCCCTTCTGTCCGAACATGGCTGCGGTAGAGCTCAAGAATCGCCGCTTCGCCCATCCGAAGATTCTCATCATCACCTCCAACCAGAAGAACCCGGCGCGCAACATCCAGAAGCCCGAGTCCGCCTTTGCACGCCGAATGGACGTCGTCGCTCAGTTCATCGCGAACCCCGAGTTTCTCGACGACGAGGGGATAGGCCTCGATCGGGTCAAGATCGACAAAAACCCCAATGGTGACTACTTCCGCGTGCGCTTCGCCAAGTTCGTCGCGCAGGCGAACTCCAATGCGGATGAAGCTCTCATGCTCAACCCTCCCATTGAGCTCAAGTACATGGACGCGGACGGGAAGTTCAGTATCGGGGAGCACGACGGAGCCAAGGCCAAGCTTTTCACTCCCGTCGAGTTCCTTGATCGGGCCTCCAAGCTTTACTGTGAGCAACGGGAGCGGGAGGCCCGGGCTGTGGAGCTCAAGAAGGCGCGGAAGGACGTCGTCTGCTCCAAGTGCGCCGTAGCCCACGCCGTGCACGGCAGCAAGCCATGCCCTTTCGGCGGAGTCCCCGTCAAGTACGACAACCCTGCGATCGGAGCGCGTGCGCGAGCCTTTGCCAACGCGTCCTTGCGCACTCGCATTGAGGCTGAAGCCCGCGGCTGGGTGGCCGGGGCGCGGGCGTGGTGGGAATCTGTACGTCCCACCGTCAGTGGGGCGGCGCGGGATGCATGGTGGGGAGCGAAGAACGTGGCGTGCGTCGTGAGCGCGATCGCCAGGTCGTCCGACCTTCGTAGTGCCGCGTGGCGTCTCACTAGAGGGCGTGGGACGTGGCTTGATTCGTCCGTCATGGCGGGGCTCTGGGCTCGTCCCGACAACGCGGCAGTGATGTCACGCATCGCCCGCTTACGGACGGAGACATGGTTCACGCTGGCGGCGCAGGCGGTGGGAATATTCGTCATGCTTCGGGGGGTGAAGAGCCTTTGGGATACGGCCCGCATGACGGAGCCACAGCGCCTAGCCGCAATACGTGAGGACTTCAAAGTCGCCGGTCCGGTGGCGTCGCGCGTACCTTGGACCGTCCCCGAGGCGTGGGCTTCCTCCCCATACACCGCACGCGTGGCTGGTACATCTCTTGACGCCATCCAAGACGACATCGCTCGCCGTTACGTTCGCATCGACTACGGCGAGGGCGAGCACGTGGCCAAAGCCGTGGGGTTACGCATCGGGGGCGATATGGTGTTGTCCTACAAGCACGCCTTTATCGAGGGCGGCGCCCCCTACCTCGACGACATTCCCATCGAAGTCTTTTCCGATTACCCCGTCGGGGTCCACGTGAAGTGCAAGTTGAGCCGTCGCGACGTCTTCCACGGTTCGGGTGACATGGTGGTCATTCGAATACGCAACATCCCCGCCGCGAAGAAGTTCAATACTTCACGCCCACGTGGTCGACGGGTTACACCTTTGCCACGACCGCGCGCGTTCGCTCTTACCGCATCGGGTGCGAGACAGCGGACCGGCTCCAATGGACAAACCCTCCGTCGCTGAGTTCGTGGGCGAGACCCTCACGAACGGAGTGCCCGCCACCTGGTCGTGGCACATGGCGCTTCCAGGCGCTGCTGATGGCGACTGTGGGGGGGTTTTGCTTACCGAGACGGGAACGTTCCTGGGCATGTTGACGGCGGTTTCGGGCGAAGGTGCCGCCGCAAGGGCTGCCTATCAAGGTTTCTGCGAGCGGGATTACGCGCAGGCGAGGGAGTTCCTTGGCGCCGTTGTTCCCGTCAATGAGGCGTCCCAGGATGACGCCGCCCCCTTCAAGAACGCCGGCTTTCCCATGACGTTTGGTCCTCTTGCCTTCCGTTCTTTTCTCCGTAAAATTCCCCCTGGATGGAGGATTAACGGTGAAGTGTTGGGAACCGTTTCCCCGTATCACGGCGCCAAGAATCAATCCCCCATGCAGAAGACCATGTTCCACGAGGCAGTCGCTACGGCGTTCGGGTTGGATTATCTCGGGAAGTGGGCCCCCCCGCATGACAAGGCGTGCGAGTTCGACGGGGTTAGGATGGATCCTTTCGATCGTATGGTCGCGGATTGGAGCACGCAGGACGATTCCGGCCTCTCCGTGTCACGTTTTGACGAGACTTGCGACGTGATGGCGGAGTGGATAGCGTCTCGAATCCCCGCTCCCTCGGAGACTTTCCGCGCTCCCCTGAGCGCTTGCTTGGACGGGGACGCCCTCATGAAGCGGGTGAATGTAGACTCGTCTAGTGGGTTCCCGGGGGGAGGCAATAAAAGCGAGTTCCTCGACATCACGTACGGTGAGGACGGAGTCCGCCACGCCACGCTCGATGCCCAATCCCAGTTGATGTGGGATGAGCTTAGCGTGGCGTATAAGCAAAAGGACCTCATCCCGATGCACGTTCGGGTGTTCCTCAAGCTGAACGAGGTGAGGTCTGTCGAGAAAATCGCGCGCGCGGGTACACGCACAATCAATTGCGTGGCCTATCCGCTCAATCTCAAGCTGAAGAGTGTGTTCGGGAGGCTGACGGGCTACCTCCAGCGCTACAAGGAGATTACGGGCGTTCAGATCGGCCTCAATATGGGCAGCCGTGAGCTGTGCCAGGTAATTGCGGCTGCTTGGGGGAGCAACCCCGGGCGCTGGGCCGATGCGGTGGCGTGGGCGGATTGGGACACGAAGCACCAAGACCTTTCCCTCACGCGCACGCACATCTTGGGCGCCTTTCGGGTCATGATTGGCATCGCCGTACTTCTCGGAGCCGATGAGAGTCTCCGGGATGAGATGTGGTTCTGGGCGCAGGTCGCGGCGGAACCAATCGCCATCATGAAGGGTGGCGACGCCGTGCGTAAGGCCTGGAACAGCTCGGGCGTTCAACTCACCACCGAGGTAAACTCGTACGGCGCGAAGGCTTTGTACACACAGTCCATCGCAGAGGAGCTCGGGAAGCAATCTCTGGCTTTCGTGGTCGCGGCGGAGCAAGACACGGAGGGGTGGACTCACCGGTCGGGGTGGGCGATGCTCGTGCGTTTCGTGTTCCGCAAGTTCGGGCTCCTCGTCTACGGAGATGACGTCCTCATGTGTTCCCCCGACCCGCTCTGGCGAGTCGCGGGAAGTGATCTCGTCGCGCGGATGCTCGTGAATGGCCTCATCATCACTCCCGGCGACAAGACGAAAGACGTGGACGACCAGCTTAGATGCCTGGAGGATTGCTCGTTCCTCAAGCGCAGGATTAAGTGGCGCAGCATCACTGAGGCCGCGCAGTACTCGATTCCCCTCGAAGACGAGGACGCCCACAATGCTGGCTCCGAAGTGTTGACGGCGGCCCTCGAGCTCGATTCGATCGTCAAGAGCTTGATGTGGTACGAGCCCTCGACAAAGATCAACGTCCGCCTCACCGCCACCCAGGCGGCGGGGGTGGGCGCCCCCCTCCCCAAAGTGCAGCAACACTGCGAGATCCTCTCGAACGCCCAATTCGAGTTTTGGATGTATGGTGCGCGCGCGTTCCAAGGGTATACCGAGCGGCTCAAGATGGTCGCGGAAACGGTGGGGATCGCGCACCTCGTCCAGTGGAGAACGTACGAGGAGATTTATCGGATGTACTACATGGGGGAGTACACCACGATGTCGCTCTGAGGTGTGCAGGGCATCATGGTGGCGCTATCTAGAAACAATTTCACCACCCGTCGTGCGTCGTGAGAGACAATTTTACCGTGTGCACAAACAGTTGGGCCGCGGCGACGACGTTAATCAAAGTAAGACCAACTGCCTAGCGCCATCCCGGAGGCGCGTATACAAATCGTTCGCTTTAACCATTGCCTACGGGCTTCGCACTTGATGAAAATGAACAATGATTCTTCTTCCTCTACCAATACTGCTGGCGGCAGTGATTCCGCCAATCCTCTTCCCCCTTCTCTTCAAACTCACGCGCCTGATCCAGTGTCAACAGCTGTCGGTGAATTCTCGGACAACGTTGGCAATGCCGTCGGCGTCTCCGTGCTGCCCGACCGCCTCGATCACGTTGGAGGTGGAGACGAGTCCCTCTCAGACTATTTCTCCAGGCCCGTCATCATCGCTACCTATACCTGGGCCTCCACCGCTTTCACGGCAGCCACGATTTCACCATGGTCGCTGTGGGCTGCGAACACGTACGTCAAAAACAAACTCACAAACTACTCGATGTTTCGCGGCACTTTGCATGTTCGGGCTGTGTTCAACGGCACTCCTTTTCAGGCGGGGTGTCTTCAAGTTTCATATGCCCCTGGCCCGAGCATCGCAGTCAACTCACCCATAGCCGGGGTATGCGACAACTGGAATTACGCGCGCGGATCCCAGCTCCGCAATTTTGAGCTCTACGGCAGCGGGTCATCTTCTGGGGAGATAGTCGCTCCCTTCATCTTCCAGAAACCCTTCTGCAGTATTCCTTCGGGCATTTCCGAGTTCGGCCAGCTCGGGCGCCTTCAAATTCAACAGGTGGTTCCGTTGACTAGCGCGAACGCAGAGACCGTCATAGCTGGGACAGTCCAAGTTTTCGCGTGGATGACGGACGTGCAACTGCGTGTTGCTACCTACAAGAATGCCATGCTCAAGAAGGGGTCTAAGAAGGAGACTGAGCCTGACTTCAACATTTCCCGTCCGGCTACCACCATATCTAAGGTGGCGGGGGTTCTCTCCACAGTCGTTCCGGAGATTGCTCCCTTCACCTCGGTTGTCTCCATGGTCGCCGGGGGGGTCGCTGCGGTCGCGTCTGCGTTTGGCTATTCCAAGCCGAACGACTTGCGGGATCGACAGCCCATGATTCCGCGTTACTTTGGCCCCATGGCCATCACCGAGGGTCTCGATTCCTCCGCCAAGATAACCGCTGATCCCAAGCAAGCTGTTTCCATTGGTGCCGGTTGGGCTGGGTTGCCGGGGGAGCCCGACCCGCTAGCGATCACCTCCATCGCGGCGCGGGAGTCGCTCGCCCTTGTCTATCCTGACTGGACCACGGTTAAGACCGCGGGCACGATTCTCTTCTCATATCCCGTTCACCCTCATGGGTTCAACCCTGGCCTCGGCGGCTCCAGCTATGAAATGCTTCCCATCTCGTATGCTGCCGCCCCGTTCAGGTATTGGACCGGTTCCATCGTTCTTAGGATCAAGGTCGTGGTTTCTCCGATGGTCAGGGGTCGCCTCCTCATCTGGCATTACCCCCATAACGACACCGGGGCCGCAGCGTTAACCACGACCGACATCACCAACACCATGCAGTGTTGCTTCCTCGACGTCGGTTCTGATACCGACGTCGAGTTTGTGGTGCGGCCGTCTATGACGCGACCCTGGCTCAACGTGGGGCGCATTGACCAGGATTTCACAACAGGCGCTCCCCAGTACAACGGGAACGGACGCATTTACATTTCCGTGCTTAACGAGCTTTCCGCTCCTGCAGCGGGTTCTGCATCCCTGATCTTCTATGTTCGAGGGGGGAAGGACTTTGAAGTCGCGGTCCCGACTTTATCTCAGGTCACTCCCCTTGTGTGGAACCAGGCGATGTTGCGCGGAGTGGACTCGTCCGTTCCTGGCGGGTTCTCGGGCGGGCCTGCGAAACCAATGATGGTGTGCGACCTCACCGATCGCAACCACCGTCCTGCCGAGGTCGAGCCCTTTTTCGGCGAGCGCATCGCGTCGCTACGTGCGCTCGCGAAGAGGTACACCTCTCGCATGATCTTCTCCCCAACCTACGCCGCAGGCCCTGCGTCCATCTCAACCGCGTTCGCGTACTATTCGTGGGACCATTACGGGGTTCCCCCCTACACTGGTCACACGACGCACGCGTGGACGTGGGAAAAGTGGGCCATGGTGCCTTTCCGCGTCGTGCGTGGGGGCATTCGCTACAAGGTGGTTGCG